GTTTCCCAGTCACGATCTACAACCAAGGTAAAGGCTATTTAGATAACGATTCACTAGTATTAAAATATGGTTGTATCACATTTTATGGTACTGAATCAGAGTTAGATCATCAATTAATGGAATTAAATAAAAATCATTCCTCATTCAAAGTAATAGGAATACATAAAGACTTAGAAATATGAAACAAAATACACATAAATCAAGATTATACAATTACTTACAAAGTAATTCAATAACAAGTAAAGACGCTTTTATACATTTAGGTAATGCAGACTTACAAGGCACTATAAGAGATTTAAAAGAAATGGGTATAGGTATAGTTACCAAAGATATTAAAGTACCTACAAGGTATTCTAAGAAAGATGGATCAACTAAATTTGCTTACGTTAGAGAATATAGTCTTAAAGATTCATTAAAAGGTTAATTGGTAGCGTTCCATTATTTAACACTACTGCGCACCCTATAGCAGGTTTTTTACCATACTTGGCATAAGCCATTGCATAACTTTCGTGATCTATTCCACAGCCAACTTGCATACCGAATACTCTAAAGTTTTGACCTACGTAATGTTCACAATATGCTTGAGTATGTAAATGACCTTGTACTGTGTTTTGCATATCTGCACGGCATTTTGTTCTTGCAGTACCACCTTCGCCGTGTAAATATTGAACATTATCTTGTTCATATCTTTCTACAAATTCCCAATTAGGTACACCTAATACTTCTTTATAGCTTTTAATCCACTTACTTGGTATTGCAGAAGTCTGTGCTTTACGCATTATTAGTCTATCGTGATTACCAATAATAACCTTAGTACCTTTTTTATTAAATACATTATACCATCTTGCAATTCTTTTAATAGATAATTCTAATTCGTCTGCGCCACCCATTCCGTCTGCGCTTGTTTCGTGATAACTTGAAAAATGGTTATCCAAAATATCTCCAATTAAAATAACTTGCGTACAATTAAACTTATTATATTGCTCAATACAAAAGTCTAAATATTCGTCTAAACAGAATGGCTCGTGTAAATCTCCAATAACTAAAACATTCCTAACTTCTTTAGAACGATTAGCTTTTATTAAATCGTGTTCAGCTTTAGTTAATCTTAGCCTATGGTCTTTTAGCATTTATTACATTTGCTTTTGCACCCCTCGCACTTCTCAAACATTGATAGACATAAAGGCAATACACCAATAAAACAAAGTGTAATGCCCTCCCAAGTAATAGCACCATTCATAGCAGTTACAGAATAAGCTACAATAACGCTTCCGATTGTTCTTTTAGATGACCACCTTTTTAGATCGCCATATTTTTTATCTTTAAATATGGTTGTTACATCAAGAACTTTTAATATATTTTTAATGTTGCCCACCACCTTTTTTATAATTAGGTACTATTGCATTAAATATACTGTCAATCCAACTAAATATTTTATTATCTTCTTCTGTCGGTGTTAAGTTAGTAACTATCTTTAAAAAAGCCATAAAGCCAATTAATAATTCTAACCAGTTTTGTCCTATAAATTCTAACATAATTTTTTATTTAATTAATAATAAGTCCAAATTAAATTGGGTTTTTTGTTTTCGTCAATATCACAATGAATAAAATCTTTTCCTATTCCAATTCTATATATACCTACAGATACTAATGCACCAATTATTCTAAATCTATTTTCTGAATTTTTTACTTCTATATCTGCTGCTAATCCTTGTAGATGAGATGAAGTTATAGATGCTTGAAAGCCATAATCTATTAGCTGTTTATTATACTCAGGTGTTCTATAACCAGATGTTATTTTAAATGGTATTCCTGCAATTTCTCGTGCTTCATCAAGTAAACATATAAAATCATCATTCATATTTTCCCCTTTACCTTGTCCACCTTTACAATCAAATTCTTTATAAGTAAAATATTTAAACTTCATTTTAAGCGTTTTAAGAGGTTTTTAACCCATTGGTATATGTCTTTACTAAGCATAGCGACAAAACCCCCTACAAGCCCTAATACAACTGTTTCTGTCAATGTTTGCATAGGTATCATACCTATTGTTAAAAGGTTGCCGAATATAAAACAATTTAAGTATTCTAATTTTTCCATCATAACACTTTAGTATAAGCATAAGTTATATAAACGTCCATAGACCACCCACCATTAAACGCTCCATTTGACCATATAGCAAAAGGCGAATTTAAAATTGATGTACTTTTTGTACCTGATCCGGAAGTACGTCCACCAAATATATAAGTAACATCTGTTGATTGACCACCCATAAATCGTGAGCTAGTGTCCCAATAATGAGTGTCTACAGAATCATCAAAACCAAAATATATGTTTTTATTAGAACTTTCAGTACTTGCAGCATAAGTAATTAAACAAGTAGCACTAATTGGAGTTATCATATAACCACTCAAAGCACCAACTAATATTTTTTCGTTATTATGTAAATCTTGAACTTCTGCATTACTTACAGATATTTTATCTGTTTGTATAATGTATTTAGAGTCAATTTTTTTAGATGTACCTGCTGCACTACCAGTAGTGTCGTTTACATCAACTACCATAAATAAGTCACCACTACCTGTCTGCTGTTCTAACGCTGTCTTGTCGGTTAATCTTTGTCCTGCCATTATTTAGTTTTTTAATATATGTTTTTAACTTCTTAAAATTCTCTTTACTAGAAGGGTATTCTCTACGCTTAACACCCATAAATAGTAATATTTGCTCCCTGTAAAAAATTCTTTAATCTATTGCTTCTTGGTAATGTTGGCTCTAATTGTATTCCTGAAAAGTATGCACTTGTATTAGGGTCTAAATCAGCGCCAGTATTAGTATTGTATTTAGGGTATAAAGCAGTATTATTTCTAATATAAGTAATTAATCTTTTTAAATAAAATTCTGCTGCATTTGTAGCTGTGTCCATTAGTGGCTTTAAATCTTCATAAGAAGCACTACTAGATTGTTCTGTAGCACCCATAACGACAACGGAATTATTACTGAATCTTAAACGTAAATAAGGTATTAATTCAGAAAATGCAAATTGTACTAAAGCAGGTTGTATATAAGTTTCTACTAAAGTCTTATTATCTCCTGCTAATGATCCTGCTTGTATATGCCCTTTTAGGTCATCATCTAATTCAGTACCTAATGCCGGTAGTATATGCATATCTTGAGCCAATAATATATAAGGCATTATTAAATCGTCATCTACTGAGCCACCAATAGCTGAATCTGTTTTTAACCTTGTTGCTGATATGTATAGTGTATGTTGTATTGCCATAATTTTATATTTTAAACGTCTTGAACATCTCTGTGTGTATAATCTATTGACTTTGTTTTTCCTCTACTATCCTTAACTTTTGTTTTAGTTTTAATAGCAGTATATGCTTGTTTTACTGGGTTATTATCTCTATCTCCTACAGACATACTAAAATTAAATTCTATTACGTCTATTGGTGTTTTATTAGAATTTCTTGCACTTGCATCGTGGTAAACCTCAGCGTATGCAGTAGCAGTTGTAGACTCTTTTACATTATAAACTATTTTGTAAATTTTATGATATGCACTACTTGATGTAATGCCCGTTGAACTTGTAAATGTATATTGTATTGCCATAATTTAATTTATTTAACGCCTGGGTAATGTCCCTCATTAGGCATATTAACTGGTGCTATTTTACTATCTTTTAAGCCTTTAGGCTTTCTTACATAACTTTTAGGTATTGATTTAACTGTGTTATAATCATCGTCTAAACTTTGTCCGTCTTTTAATTCTGTCCCTTTTTTAAGTCTATATAATATTTCTTTAAAAATATGGCGACAGTAAACCCCCCCTTTAAACCTGAAAAGGTCGTATTTTCGCCCTTTATGTCCTAATTGCTTATTAACTCCTGCATCACTTGCTTTATCTATGTCCTCTATTCTATATACAAACCCTGCTTTAGCTAAACGCATCATATTTTTACAAAACGTTCTTGATGAACTACTTGGCTTTCTGCTACCTACTGCATATTTAAAACGAACTCTATAAAATGATTTATCTAAATAACTAAATTTATCTTCATTGCTTTTTATCTCGTCTGCAAATTCTTCTTTTTTATTTTCTTTAATTAATCTCTTAGCCCAATCTTCATAAGATTCTTCTGCGCCTTGATCTCTTTCGTCTACTACTTCCCATTTATCATCTTCCATTATTTCGCCCTCTAAATCATCATAGACTTGGTGTAATTCGTCATCTGATAAATTAGCTTTAACGTTCTTTGTTTCTTCTACTTTTTTAGCTGACCAAGATTGTCCTGCATCTCCACCCCATAATGCCCAAGCTATACGTCCTGCACTTGGGAATTTGTCAGAGCCAGGGTAAAAACCCTCTGCTTCTTTATCTACTTCGTGCCTTGAAAAAAAGCTACTCATTCTACTAATAGTATCTAAACTTAGATTGTCATTATTAACTATATTTCTTGCTCTTGCTACAGCTACCATTGTACCACCTCTGTCATATTCTTTGCGCCACTCTAAACCCTTTTTAGCTTCTTCTATCATTCCTTTTGTTGGCTTAGTGTCTATGTCTTGTAAATCTTTGAATTTTTTTTTACTGTCTTTAAAATCTTCTTTACTTACACCCTCTTTTTCTTGGTCTTCTTCGCTTTGTGTTTCAGTTACTTCTAAGTCTATAAAATCAGCAGGTTTAAGCGTTTTAAAGTATAAATCAAGGTGTATATCATTAACTTTAAATACTTTCTCTAAACCCTTTAAAAGTATGTTCTGGAATGGTATTATAACTGTATTGTTAAATAAACTAAAAGCATCTCGCAATTCATCAGCATTAGAACCTAATCCACCACCCTCTGCACGTATTCCAAATAATAATGGACTTGTTACCCTATGACCAGATAATACTTTATTTACTACTTCCTTAGACAAGAACTGGTAGCTTTCAGAAGCGTTATTAGTGTCTAGTGGCACTATCTCAGGTGTTGTATCGCCACCATCATTAAATGTTAGTAATATACGTCCACTATTACCACTACCAGAAAATTTAGAATTAATTTGACGTTCTATAGTACGTCTTTCGTCATCGCTAGGGACTCCGTTTTTAAAATTAATAGCCATACTTGGAAACATACCATTAGATATATTAGCTAAATGAAATTGTGCTATCTCTAAATCTAGTTGTATATAGTCAGTAGACGCTACATAATCAGGTGCAAACCCATAAAATAAAGCAGGGTTTTTATCCCTTATCATTAAGATTTGACTTGCTTGTGTTCTATCTTTAGTGTTAAATGCTCTATATGGTCTTGGCTTATGCTCGGACTTTTTAAATTTAGACCAATCAGAACTATAGTAATATGTATCTATTTCGCCATCTACCATTTTACCACTACGAATATATTGTGCGCCAATGTGTGATATTTTACTAATGCTTTTTCTATCTCTTGACCATATAACATTAACATAGCACCCACCAAATAGCTTTAAGTCCATTGCAAGGTCTTTTAAGACATCGTCTGGCGAATCGTGTAGTAATCCATTTAATTTTAAAAAAGATTCTTTAGTAGCTTCGTTATCGTCTGCATTAGTAGCAGCTAAACCCTCGCCATATATCATAGCACCGATTGACTTTATTAATGCGCCATTGATCGCTGAACCTAAAAATAATTCTAAAAGGTAATTAGGGTATAAGTTATCTTCGCCAAAACTTACCCATTCTTGATTAGTTTTTTCTACTATATGAGGTATGTTGTAATGTGATAATTCTACAAGATTTAATTTCATAATTAATTAGTTATATAAACAGATTTAGTATCTGTATCATTAGTTGAATATTGAGAATAATTAACAGAAGGCGCATCGTTAGTAATATTAAATAAACCAGTATATACTGCATTTAATCCTATTATTGACATACTATCTGAACCCCTTGCAAATATTTGCATATCATAAAAACCAAAAGGAAAATCGTCATTGCCAAATTTAAGTAATCCTAAAGTTAAATCTTCATTACTAGGGTTAGTTATATAGGTTAATGATACGTACCTATCTTTATTTGTAAAGTCTATTGCAAAGGGTGCAAAAACTTTATTATTTCCACTTTGTTGACTTATTATATTTACTAATGGTATATGAGGGTTTACTGTATAGACACTTCTAAACCAATCACTATCCCATAAATTTAGATTTATAGTCTGTGTTCTCGATAAAGTTTCATCTTGTGTTGCTTGTATCATATTTTCTCAAAATATTTATCAAAAAAATTCTTACCAGTTTCTATATCAGTAGTTTCTTCTTCTATTTGTTTTAATAATTTATCGCTTAACAAGTTCATAGAATGTAAAACTTTACCTTCGTATTTAGTCTTTAATTTCCACATCTTTCTTTTTCTTTTTAGGTGTTTCTTTTATAAATAGGGTATCTCTAACATCTTCTCTTAATTTTAAAATATGCTCTTGAGTTAAGCAATTTAAAGGCATATTGATAGAATCAATACTTTTACCTTCCCATTCTTTTTTAAGTTTGTACGCCATAGTCTTTTATTATAAATATAAAAGTTACTTATTTGTTTTTTAGTGTACAAAAAAAGGGGTAATAAAACCCCTTTCTTTTTCTTTTATAGAGTAACGATTAAGTACCTACAGTAATAGTTAAATTCGCCTCATCAGCTAATCCGTCAAATGGGTATTTAGCTGTTGCTGCTCCTGCACTTGCAGGTAATTGAATTAGAGCATTTCTTTCTTCTGCACCCCATTCAATAGTATAGCCATTTAGGTCGCCCTTTGAAACGCCAGTAATAACACTACCACCAGTTACATAGCATCCACCATCTATACCTAATAAGAATACATTGTCGTTTGAATCTTGAACAAAGATCTGACTTCTTGCATAAGCCATTAATCTCAATTCATTAGTCATATCGTGGTCAATCTTTTGTAAAGTTACCGATAATGCTTGTGTAAAAAATGTTGTACCATTAGCATTATCTGAATTTATAGTTACAGATAAACTTGATAAATTTTGTACTAAGTCATATTTAAATACTTCTACAGTACCACCACAACAAGACCAAGTAGCAAAACCTGCTGAAGTCATTTCTGTTGTATTAATAATTGCTGTAGCTGAAACGTTGTTGCTATAAGACTTAGCAATATAAATTGCTTTTAAGCCACCAATAGTATCTTTACAGTCTATTAATCGTCCTCTTGTTATATCACAAGCCATATTATTATTTTATTAAAGGTTAATAAAAAGGGGGTACTATTTCAACCCCCTATTTTAAAGTGTTTTTTATGTCCAAACAGTTGAACCATAAACTCCATCTGTTGCTACTGCAACTTGTACACCTACTGCAAAATTCATAGTAACTCTTACGTTATCACTTCCGTCATATTCGTAAGTCGGAATTAATCTTGCTTCTGTCCAATCAGTAGCTAAATTAGTACCGAATACTAAGTTTTCAGGGTAAGTAAATACTATAACATCGTTGAACATTCCTGGGCATCTGTATATTGGGAATCCGAAGAAAGTCATATTATCTCCGTCAAGGTTAAACCCTGCACCAGATACTTGACCTTGATTTGACCCTGCATTTGCTAATGCTTGAATGTAAAAACCATATGTTTGGTTATTCATATAAAAACCTGCACCTGCTTTAGTTAGTATACCAGAATGGTTCGCTGCTACTGCATCATATACTTTTTCCATATGTCCAAGTACATTTGATTTAGTTACTGCTGCATAGTCAACTTCTGTAAAGTCTTTCATTGCAGAAGCGTCTGCACCTGCTTCATCTTGTGTACCATCATTAGATAAAAAACCTACTCCAAAAGGATCTGCACCTTGCCATATACCAATCTCTAATTGAGCTGCTGCTTTTCCTGCTACAACTTGTAATAAGAAGTCAGAAAATGCTTGTGGTAAGTTACCATTTCTGTCCATTCCTTGTCCCATCCACGTCGGGAATACAGTACCTCTACAAATTTCTTCGTTTACTTTAAGATCAGTTAGTAATAATACCTGCTCAGTAGTAGATATATTAGCACCATCGCTAAAAGAACAACCTGCTGCTACAATCGGATTAGTAGAAGCAATATTGTTAATTACTGCACTTTTAGTTAAACCATCTATTGTTCTTACGTATCCCTTAGCAACTGTGTCAGGACTTCTTAAGGCAGCAGTCACATAAGGCATAGCGTGTATTCCTGCATAAGTATCTCCTGTGATAGTTATGTCAAACTCACGTTTTTTTGATAATTGTATTTTATTCGCCATTTTTTTTTATTTTAGATTATTAATGTAATATGCTACCCTCTCATTAGACGATAGTTTGCTTAAATTAGTAGATGTTGTATTTTTATCTCCCTCTGGATTGTAGTTAATACTATCCGTTGCAGGTTCTTTTGATAATTCTACTATCTTACTATTTAATTCTTCTACTTGTGTCATTAGCTCACTAATAACATCTACAGACATTTCTGTTTTTTCTTCTTCTTTAGTTTCAGCACTTGCTTCTACTTTATCAGCTTTTAAATCAGCTATAGCATCTTCAAGATTTTTGATTCTAATTTCCATACCTTTCCAATCAGCTACATCAGCTTCTTCTGCTAATGCTTCTTCGCTTACTTCTTCTTTATTTTCTTCTTCTATAGAATCAGCTTCTTCGCCTAAGTCTTCTATTTTAGAATCTCCACTAATTGTCATTTTACTACCATTCTCCATTGTATAAGTACCACCTGCTAAAGCTTCTGCTTCGCCATCATCTCCAACTGCAAATACTTTAGAGCCAATCATAAATTGCTCATCTTCGGTAGCTATAATTCTTCCGTCTTCTAATTTCATTTCAGCGTAAAATTTCACGCTATAAGATTTTTCTATTTTATTCATTTTTAATAAATTTAAGATTTTGTCTATTGTACCCATAACACTAATAAATATATATTGTTTTAAATTGTTTATATCTTTACCTTTTTACTGTTCTATTTTTAATAGCTGCACAGACTTTAGCAGCAGTTTCTTTGTTTCCGTATTGTTTCATTTGATCCCTCATACATTCATCCCAAGAATATTTTAACATAGCTTGTTGCCTTGCATAATTAACATATTCTATTGTCTTATATTTTTTCTTTCTTTTTTTCTTGCCTGTCTTTGTGTATTGTTCTTCTTTTACTACTGCATCAGCGTGTGTAGCACAAGGCATATATAATACTTCGCCATTGATTATATGCTTATGGTTACCTTGACAACCTTTAAACATTTCAGCATATATATTAGCTTCTTCTTTATTTCTAAATAAAGGTTCTCCGTCTAAAGTAGCTACTGGGTTTAATTCATTTTCTAATATAATATCTTTAATTTTACCTAGTGTATATTCATCTGGGCATTCTTCACAAGTTTCATCTAATATATCCTTCTTTTGTTTAGATGCTTCTATTAGCTTGTCAGTAAACCAACCTTCTATACTAAAACCTCTTACTTCTTTATTCTTGATTTTTTCCCATATATCGTCATTACCTTCTGCGCTAACTTGAACAAACCAAGTACCAACTGGCATATTTTCAAAACCCCACATATTAGATTTATCAAATTTTTCATCTTCTTTAATCCACGATTCTACGACCGTTAAACCCTCTACTGACTCATTATGCTCAAGTGTATGACTATTGTTTCTTAGACTTGCCATAAATAGCTTCTGAGCTTGTTTAATAGTTTCTTTAGTAAAGAACACATCATATTCTTCATTATTGTCTTTATCAAGTCTATTAATCTTTTTATCTGGTATTAATACTGCACCTACTAATTGCCTTTGGTCTTCGTCTAATTTAGCAAGTGTTAAAAAGTCTTGATTAAAGAATACAAAATTTTCTTCTATCGCAGGGTATTTAACAACACTAATAGCTTCAACTCCAAATAATTCAGCAGTTTCATCTATGATTAATTCTATAAGTTTTTTCTTTTTCTCCATAACACTAATATATATAAATATTCAATTTTTGTTTATAATGTAGCTTGTATTTCTAATTCTTCTTGTAATGCTTGTGCATTGCTAATATCATTTTCTACTACAAAGGCTTGAACTGGTGCAGTAGATAATGGTTGTATAGCGTTTATATTAGGTATTAAACCACCTAATCCACCAGTATTTGCTTCTTGTAAACTTGTTGCATCTGGTAGAGATGGTTCGCTTAAATCTGCTGATGTAGAATCCGTAGCTCCTGGTAATTTAGTAGATATTATTTTCTTAACACTTGACATTCCTGCTGCAACTACACCTGCTGCGCCAATAGCACCAAAAATACCACCTTGTGCTAATGCCTTAGTAGCACCCTGATAAGTATTTATTAATGCTTGACCTACTGCTAACGCTTTACCTGCTTTAGATTCTTCGCCTACTAATGAAGCCACTTGTCCTAACGCATTTGCAACTATTTGCGCTCTTGTTTCTGCTAATGCTTTTTCTATTGCTTCTTTTGCTTCGGCTTCTTTTTTTGCAATTTGAACAGATTTATCTGCTGTTGCTTGTTGGTCTGATAACCTTTTAGCTTCTTCATCAGCAGTAGCTTTTATTGCATCTGCTTGTTCTTTTTCTAAAGCATTTAAATTAGTTAATTGCTCTGATCTTTGTCCTGTTATTCTTTCATCTAAGTCTGCTAATTCTGTTTTAGCATTGATTAAAGCAACTTGCAAATCTATATTAGTTTTATTTCTTGACAATTCTAATGATGCTAAATCTATTTTCTTTTGTGCTAATTTCTGCTCTTCTGCAAATTGTTCATCTAATATTACTCCTAATTCTTTATTTGCTGCTATTCTTTCTTCAAAAGTTAAGCTAATATCATCTCTTAATTGTCTTTGTAATTCTGCGTCTTTTTGGTATGTTAATTGTAGTTGTCTTTGCTGTGCTTCTGCTAATTTAACTTCATTCCTTAAATTAACTAAATCTTTAGCAAATTGAACTGTTGCTTTTGCGCTTTCTTTTGCGCTCTTTACAAAATCACTAAAACTTTTATTGTTACCTACTACTGCATCTTTAACACCATTAAAAGCGTCTTTAGCTAAATCTCCTGCTTCTTTAAATTCTCCTTTTAATACCTTACCAACTGCTTTACCTAATAACCCTAAACCTTTAACTACTTCTATTATTGGTCTTGATAGTTGATTAAGTATATCTCCAAACACAGTTGTAGCCACATTAAACTTATCTAAGATTTGTTGGTTAGCACTAAATTTATCAGCTAAAAATTGTAAAGCAGTAATAACTGCACCAATACCAATAGCTTTCCAAGCTAATCCAATACCTTTAAAACCTTTAGCAAGTGAAGAAGTACCTTGTTCTGTTTTTTTAGCAGTTTTACTAATATCTTTTAATTCTTTTTCTACTGCATCTAATCGTTTTAATGCTTCTTCTGCATCTATTTGTAGTGTTACTGTCTTTACCTGCGCCATATTAATCTTATTAATTGTTTAAACATTCTTTTAAAACTTGTATGATATTCTTCTAAGCCATAAGCAAAATCTAATTTTTTGTCTTTATATTCTATTAATTGTAAATGATCTATACTAGGTATAATAATCTTGCTTGTAGCTTCTATATATTTTTTTAATTCCATAATAAATAATCTCCGTTTTGTAATTGTATAATATCACCATTTTGGAATAATGCCCAATTTCCATCATACTCTAAATTCATATTATCAATTCTGTTAATATCCATATCTACAGATAATTCCCACACTCTACTGGTGTCAGTTTGGCTATCATCAATACCAAACCTTAACAAATTTTCATTTATATCTATATATAAAGAACATACTGCACCTGCACCAGATTCTTTTAAACTAAATTCAGCAGTACCCCCTGCTGTGCCTAATTGTGTTACACCACTAGGGGTAATTTTAAAAGCAGTATAATAACCAAATGCTTCTGTACTACCTAGAGGGTAACTAGCGTTTGTACTAGATATAACAGTAGATATACCTTTTACCCTTAATACTAAATTAATATTACTCGGTACAGTCATTGGTAAACCTAATTCATTGCCTTGAATATAAGCGTAACCCCTAGTATTACCAGTTGTGTTACCAGTTAATATTATCTTATGATTCTCGCCATTTATATTGGGTTGATTTCTTAAATCGGTATTATACTTAATAATCATATCGTTACCATATTTAGGAAATATGCTCTGACTGTATTTATTTGTGTCAACACCTCTTACTAATGGGTTGTTTCTACCTGCTAAAATTCCACTAATTAATGTTTTAGTTTGTCCAGTAGTCATTATAGAATCATTACTAAATATACTTAATAACCTTAATGGTAAACTATTTGCATTAGCTATGCAGGGGTATAAACCATTTTGTTCTACTGCATACTGAACATCACCTCCATTACATTCACAGCATTCAATACTTGTAAACACTCCAGTAAAATTAGGTGCGCTAATGTCAGGTACACAATTTGGCGTTCCTTCTGGACACCACATAT